AACAGGGATTAGATGCACTACGCAATTATCGTAGAGTGTTTGATGAAAAAAGAAATGTATTTCATGATAGACCATTTCACGACTGGGCATCTCACGCAAGTGATGCGTTTCGTTATTTAGCAGTAGGGTTAGATGAATCACCTATGGAAGCATGGAGTAAACCACTAGAACAAAACAGGATATGGATAGTATAAATGGCATATAAAAAGAAAACAAATGTAGATTCAGATGAAAGTAATCATCTTAGTACCATTATTGGTTCGTATATTGATGACTCATTAGGATTTATACAAACTGAAACATCATTACAAAGACAAGTCGCTCTTGAGTATTATCTAAGAGAGCCTTATGGTAATGAAGTGGAAGGTCGTTCAGCTATTGTAACAGGTGAAGTTGCTGAAGTCGTAGACGGAGCACTCCCTCAAGTAATGAAAGTATTTACTACCTCATCTAAAGCAGTAGAGTTTGAGCCAGTGAATGAAGGTGATGGTCCTTTAGCCGAACAAATAACATCCTATGTTAATCATATATTCTATAAAGATAACAATGGTTTTGAAATAATGCACGACTGGTTTAAAGACGCTTTATTACAAAAGGTAGGCGTAGTGAAAGCTTACTGGGATGATAAAAAAGATGTAACCACAGAGAAATATGAAAACCTAACAGAAGATGAGCTTGCACTCATTATGCAGGACGAAGAAGTAGAAGTGGTATCACAAGAAGTAATAGAAGAAGTAATAGAGCAAGACCCACAGCCATACATAGACCCACAGACTGGACAACCTATGTTAGATGAGATGGGTACGCCTATGATGACAGAAGTTCCTCCCATTATTAATTCTTACTATAATATTAAATGTAAACGCACTAAAGATTCATCAAGAATTAAAATAGAAAATGTAGCACCAGAAGAGTTCTTAATAGACAAGAGAGCCACAACGATTCAAGACTCTACCTTTGTCGCACAAAGAAGTTTAGTTACTCGTTCAGATTTAATAGCAATGGGTTATGATAAAGAAGTTGTCGCAGGTTTGTCTACAGGTGATACTTTAGACTTCACTCCAGAGAGGATAGCTAGATATGGTGCAGGCGAAGAACCTTTTAATACTAATAATTCTGATGATGAGTCAATGGAGTTGGTTGAATATTATGAGTGTTATGTAAGAACAGACATAGAAGGTGAGGGAGTAGCTTCACTACATAGAGTTTGCTATGCAGACTATCAAGTATTAATGCACGAAGAATGTGATTATATTCCATTCCATAGTGTATGCCCAATCCCAGTCCCCCATAAATTCTTTGGACAATCTTTAGCAGATAGAGCTATTGACTTACAACTAATTAAATCAACAGTTACTAGACAAATGCTAGATAACTTATACCTAACTAATAACTATCGTGTAGGTGCAGTAGAAGGTCAAGTTAATCTTGATGACTTACTAACATCCACAGCAGGTGGTGTTATTAGAATTAAGAACCCTAATGCGTTAGTACCACTTACAGTACAATCTAGTGCTGGACAATCATTCCCTATGCTTGAATACTTAGATGGCATACAAGCTAAAAGAACAGGTGTAAGTGATGCACAGCAAGGACTTAACCCAGACATACTATCTAATGTAACAGCAACAGCAGTATCAGCAATGACTTCTGCTTCACAAGGTAAGTTAGAACTTATATCTCGTATCTTTGCTGACACAGGTATGACCTCTTTATTTAAAGGCATATTACAACTCGTTTGCAAATACCAACAGAAAGAAAGAATCATTAAAGTTCATAATAGCTTTGTTCCAATGAATCCTAGAGAATGGGACAACGAATACAATGTGACTGTTAATGTAGGTTTAGGTACAGGTGGTAAGCAAGAGCAGTTAGCGACTATGCAAATGATTCTACAGAAACAAGAAGAAATTATTAAAGGCTATGGCTTAAACAATCCTTTAGTTAATCTTAAACAATATAGAGATACCCTAGCAAAATTTGTAAACATGGCTGGCTTTAAAGATGACTCTGCTTTCCTCATGGAAATTTCAGAGGAAGAAGCTCAAGCTATGGCTAAGCAAGCAGCTGAAGCTCCACCAGAAGAAGACTCTAATACTAAGGCTGCAGCTATTCTAGCAGAAGTAGAAAGAGAAAAAGCTCAAATGCAGATGCAAGCTAAGATGGCTCAACTTGAATTAGATAAACAACAAATGGAATTAGATGCTTCTAAAGCTTTAATTAAATTAGAACAAGAGAAGTTAAAATTTGAAAAAGAAATGGCTATGAAGGAATTGGAGTTAGCACAAAAAGCTTCTAATGATAATGAGAAAAATAATCTAAATCAATCAAGAGAACTAGTTAATGCTTTAGACAAGATTAATAACATTGCAGGAATGTAATGGACAAACTAGCAGAACTTAAAACCGTATTAAATACAGAAGCGTTCCTTGAGGAAACACAAAGTATGACTCAAGAATGTTTTGACGAAATAAAAAACTCTAACCCTGAAGATATAGAAATAAGAGAACGAGCTTATAACAGGATTAAAGCAATAGATAGCATGATGACTAGACTTCAATCAGTCGTAGATAGCGACAAGATTAAGGATAAATCATGGACAATATTATAGGCATATAGCCTGTATGGTAATGCCACACCTAGATGGCGATTAAGGAAATACAATGAGTGAAGAAACCACGACTCCAGAAGTTGGAAGTGGGAATGATAACCCTATAACAATAGATGATGCAACATCTGCATTTGAGGGTATGTTATCCGCACCAGAGGACTCGAAAGAGCAACCAACTGACCAGGAAGAAAATACACAAGAATCAGAAGTAGAGGAAACAGAAGAAGAAGATGTAGAGTTTGAAGCTGAAGAAGCTGATGATGATACAGAAGAATCTGAAGATGACTCCGAGATTGAGGATGAAGAAGTAGTTGAGGAAGAACAAACTTTCACAGTCAAAGCGGCTGGTGAAGAAAAAGAAGTTACCCTTGATGAACTTAAAAAATCTTATCAACTTGGCAGCGACTATACGAAGAAGACTCAAGAAGTAGCAGAACAGCGTAAGGTCATTGACCAAGAAGCTAAAGCTATTATTGAAGCTAGACAAGTTAGGGATGAATATTCACAAAAACTTAAATCAGTAGAAGAATTTTTGGTTGGCAGCAATGACAGTCAGGAAGACTTATCTGAATTAAAAGAGAACGACCCAATAGGATACGCAGTTAAGGTCGCAGAGATGACCGAGAAGAAAGAACAGTTACAACTTGTGCAAGCTGAACAGAACCGAATTGCTCAACAGCAAAACTCGGATAGGTCAGCACAAATGCAAAGGTATGTAGCAGCGGAAGCACAAAAATTAACTCAATCCTTGCCAGAGTTTTCAGATAAAGCCAAAGGCGAACAAACTCGTAATGAGATTCGTAATTATGGAAAAAAGGTTGGATTCACAGATGCGGAATTATCCCAAGTCTATGATTCACGCCATGTTCTAGTCTTGCATAAGGCTGCACAATATGACAAATTAATGGCAGGTAAAGCTGGCGTTAAAAAGAAAGTAGCTAATGCTCCCAAGACAATGAAAGGTGGAGCTAAAGTAAAGCAAACTGTAACAGATAGAACTAAAAAACAACACAAGAGGTTACTGCAAACTGGTGATGCCAGAGATGCAGCAGCTTTATTTGAAAACTTTATTTAAGGAAAAATAACAATGGCAGCATTTCATACTTATCAAGCAATTGGTATTCGTGAAGATTTATCTAACACGATTTACAATATCGCTCCAACAGAAACTCCTGTAGTTTCTTCAATCGGCAAAACTAAAGCAACAGCAACTTTACATGAGTGGCAAACTGACACCTTAGGTGCAGCAGCTAACACAGCTCTTGTTGAAGGTGCAGATGCAGCAGCATTTACAGCAGTACCTACAGTTCGTGCTACTAACAGAACACAGATTATGGGTAAAACAGTAAACATTACTGGTACTCTTGATTCTGTTGATACTGCTGGTAGAAAAACATCCACTGCTTATCAATTAGCTAAAGCAGGACAAGAACTAAAACGAGACATAGAGTTTGCTGTTCTTGGTAACATTGCACCAGTAACATCAGCAGGTGGTGCAGCACCAAAGATGGCTTCTTTACAAACTTGGATTAGAACTAATTGGACTTCAGTTGGTACAGTAGCAGCAGGCGCTCCAGCAGCTCCAGCAGCACCTGCAGGTTCTGCAATTAGAACTAAATCAGCAGCAGCTAACACAGCAGCGTTTACAGAAGCATCTTTAAAAATTGCTATGAAAGCAGCGTTTAATGCTGGCGGTACTCCAACTATGTTGGTTGTTCCACCTAACCAGAAAGTTAAAGTATCAGCTTTTGCTGGTATTGCAGCTAATCGTGTTTCTACACCTAATGCAGGCACTACTACAAAAGCAGCATCTATTGTAGGTGCAGCAGATGTGTACTTATCAGACTTTGGTATGCTTTCAGTAATTCCAGAAAGATTTATGACTTCTGATTATGCAGCAAACAATGGTGAACAAGCTCTTATTTTAGACCCAACAATGTTGGCTCTAGCAACATTAAGACCTTTCCAGTCTAACCTATTGGCTAAAACTGGTGATGCTGAAAAACATCAAATGCTTACAGAGCTAACTCTGCAAGTAAGTAACGAAGCAGCTCATGCAATCGTTGCTGATTTAACAGCTTAATTACACATTAAGTATTGATATAGCCCACTTCGGTGGGCATATCTTTTAAGGATAATTATGGCAGACAATAAGAAAAAATTTAAAAGTGCTTGGTCACAACCAATAAAATACAGACACCAAATAAAACACGATGACCATGATAATAATGGTTATGTGATAGAAACAAAACAAGATGTAACAGATATTATTGAAACAAACAAAGAAGAAATTATTACTAAATCCACAGGGTGGGGTAATGATATGTTTGACAATAAGATTGCATCTATACCAATGACAGTTATTGATGACTTAAACCATAAACAGATTATGCAAGGATTTCAAATATTAGATATGAAAAAGTTTAAAGAATTTTTAAACCATCCAGACAATAGGTTTTTTAGAACAAAACAGGGCAGAATATAAATGGCATTTTTCACAGACTATACAACACTACAAGCGACTATCGCTAGTTACTTAGCTCGGAATGATTTAGCAACATCTATTCCAGAGTTTATTAGATTAGCTGAAGATAGATTAAGTAGAGATTTGCGTATTAGACAAATGTTGCAAATAGCAACGACTACTATTACATCTACTGATGGAACTGTAGAGATACCTGATGACTTTTTAGCTATGAGGGATATACATATATCTTCTAGTGACCCTATACAAACTGTTAATTTTCAATCACCTAGTAATTTCTTTAGAAATACAAGAGCATTAGAATCAGGATTGCCTGCTTTTTATACTGCACTAGGTAGTGAGTTTAGATTTGCTCCGATTGGTTCTTCAACAGATACATTACAAATGCTCTATTATGTGAAGCCACCATATATGAGTTCAACAGTTTCATCAAACCTTTGGTTAGCAAATACACCTGATTTACTGCTTTATGCAGCACTTGGTGAAGCAGAACCATTCCTGATGAATGATGAGAGATTAGCAACTTGGTCAGCAATGTATGACAGAGGTGTTAATGCTTTAACTAAATCAGATGATGAGGGGGAATTTCCTGCTCATCCAATGTCTATAACTTTAACTACGAGGTAAATTACTATGGCAGATATGTCAGACTTCTTAGAAGTCGCTTTATTAAATTCAACACTAAACGGTGCATCATTTACTCCTGTAAATAATCCATATATTTCTTTACACACAGCAGACCCTACAGATGCAGGAACAGGCACAGAAGTAACAGGTGGTTCTTATGCTAGAGTTGCTTCTTCTTTTCCAACAGCTTCTGGAACTACTGGAATTGTAGTATCAGATGCAACAGCAACCTTTCCTACAGCAACAGCAGGTTGGGGTGCAGTAGGATGGATTGGTCTTTGGGATTCATTATCAGGTGGCAATATGATTTATCATACGGCTTTAGATGCACCAAAAACAATTGATGCTGGTGATATTTTTAAAATTTCATCAGGTAATTTAAAAGTAACACTAGCATAGAGGAATAACACATGGCTTTGAATGTAAACTCAAGGATAAAAGAAAGTACCACAACTACTGGAACTGGCACAATTACATTAGCTGGTGCAGAAGATGGTTTTCAATCATTTGCTGTTATAGGCAATACGAATACCACTTACTACACTATTATTAATGGTAATAATTGGGAAGTAGGCACAGGTTCTTATACTGTATCAGGAACAACTTTATCAAGAGATACGGTATTAGCATCTAGTAGCTCTGGGTCTAAAATTACTTTATCTGGAAAAAGTGATGTGTTTTGTACTTATCCAGCCGAAAAAGCATTACTTTTAAATGCTAGTAATCAAATTAATGGCAATAATGTTGTTATAGCTGCAAACATTTTAGATAATGCTGTTATTACTTCTAAAATATTAGACAGCAATGTTACTACAGGAAAAATTGCAGACAGCAATGTTACTACAGGAAAAATTGCAGACAATGCAGTTACACTTGCTAAAATGGATAGTGGTACAGATGGTAATATTATATCTTATGATGCTTCAGGAAATCCAGTAGCCGTAGCAACTGGTTCATCAGGACAAGTACTAACTTCAGCAGGAGCTGGAGCAGTACCAACATTTGCTGATGCAGCTAGTGGACTAGAATGGCAGTCATCTATAGTAACAGCATCAACTTTAACAGCAGTAGGTAACAGAGGTTACTGGATAAATACAACATCTAATATATGTACTATTACATTGCCTAGTTCAGCCACAGTTGGCGACAGATTAGTTTTTACTGACTATGCTAGAACTTGGAATACGAATAAAATTGTTTTAGATTCAAATGGACTTAATTATCAAGGTAGTCCAGATACCATGACTGTTGAATACAGTACTGATGGACAATCACTTGATATTGTTTATTCAGGAGCAACAAAGGGATGGATTGCAAATACTGATGAAGCTACTGTAAGATATATTCCAGCTTATGATATAGATTATTTAGTTGTTGGTGGTGGCGGTGGCGGTGGTGGTAATTCTGGTGCTGGTGGCGGTGCTGGTGGATTTAGAACATCAACTCAATCTATGCCTACTGGAGGATTACTAGTTACTGTAGTTATTGGAGATGGTGGTGCTGCAGCTATTAGTGGTAGCCTTTCTCAATTTTCTGGTCCAGGACTTACAACAATTAGTTCTGCAGGTGGTGGTGGTGGTGGAGGATTTGCTATTGCAGGTAGTTCAGGTGGTTCAGGTGGTGGCGGTGGTACAGGTTCTGATATTGGGGCTGTTGGTGCAGGTGGTGCTGGTAATACACCAAGCACATCTCCATCTCAAGGTAATAATGGTGGAAGTGGTAATCCTAATACATCAATTGGTAACCCATATACTGAAATTTCTGGCGGTGGTGGTGGCGGTGCTGGAGCAGTAGGTACGGCTGGTATTGATAATGTTGCAGGTAATGGTGGTGCAGGTACAGCTTCTTCAATTACAGGAGCTTCTGTAACAAGAGCAGGCGGTGGTGGTGGCGGTACTTATGGTACAACTGCTGGTTCAGGCGGAGCAGGGGGTGGTGGTGCAGGAGCTAAAGGCTCAGGTGCAGCAACAGCAGGAACTGTTAATACAGGTGGTGGCGGTGGTGCACAAGGGGTTGGTGGTACTGGTTCATCAGGTGGTAAAGGTATTGTTATATTAAGTATACCAACTGCAAGTTATTCTGATATTACTTCAGGAAGCCCTACAGTTTCAACATCAGGGTCTAATACAATACTTACCTTTACAGGTTCAGGAACTTACTCAGGATAAATTATGGCTACTTTCGCAAAAATAGGATTAAACTCAAAGGTAATAACTTCTTTATCTGTTCATAATAATGAATTATTAGATAGTAACGGAGTTGAACAGGAAGTTAATGGAATTACTTTCCTAACAAACTTAACTGGTTGGAGTATCTGGGTACAGACCTCATACAATGGAAACTTTAGAAAGAATCATGCTGGTATTGGTTATACTTATGATGAAGATAGAGATGCTTTTATCCCACCTAAACCAAATGCAGAGGCAATTTTAAATGAAGAAACATGTTTATGGGAAACTAACTAATGGCTAGTATAAAATGGAAAGATGCAATAGCACAAGTAAAATTAGATAATCCAAAAGGATAATAAATGTTTGGAATAAGTGCATTTTCTGAATCACCATTTAGCTCATTAGCTAGTTCTGCTTTTAGTGGAATTGCCTCTATTAGTGGCACAGCAACTATGACAGTTCATGTTGTTGATTCCTTAGTATTTGGTGTTGCAAATATATCAGGATTAGCAAATCTTCAAGCGTTAGGTGGGTTTACAGCAGAAGTTATTGTTTATATTAATGCAACAGCTATAGTTACGGCAGCTGCAAAATCTGTTTTTTCAGGAGATGCTTCAATTTCAGGAACAGGGTCAGTAACAGCTATTGGTCGTATACAAGGTAACAATTGGACAGTCGTTCCAGTAGGAACTAACACATGGTTAAGGATAGGATAATATGTCAAGAAATAAAATAAGTGAATGGTCATCAACACCAGGTTCAAATACAGATATAGGTGGAATTAATATTAATGAAGGATGTCCTCCATCAACAATAAACAATGCTATTCGTGAAGCAATGGCACAGATTAAAAATTTACAAGCAGGAACAAGTGGAGATTATTTACCTATTTCTGCTGGTGGAACTGGAGCAACAACAGCAAGTGGAGCAAGAACAGCTCTTGGTTTAGTTATTGGAACTAATGTTCAGGCTTATGATGCAGATTTAACTACATGGGCAGGAAAAGCAGTTCCTACAGGTGTAGTTGTTGGAACAACAGATACTCAAACATTAACAAACAAAACACTTACATCTCCAGCAATTACAAACGGAACTATTGCAACTGCTACGCTAACTAATCCTACAGTCACTAATTATACAGAAACATTATATGCACCTGCTGCTGGAAATTCTTTTTCAGTAGTTTTAACTAATGGCACTATACAAAAATTTACTTCCAACTCTAATATATCAATAGCATTACCTGCTGCATCCGTTGGAAAATCATTTGTAGTTATTGTTGCTTATGGTGGAACACATACATTAACATGGTCAGGCGGTGGAACATTAAAATGGAATGGTAACGAAGAACCTACAGCCACTTCTGAATCTGGAAAATTTGATATATTTACTTTCTTTTCTGATGGTACTAATACTTATGGTGCAACATTTGGTCAGGGTTATTAATGTTTAGTTTAGCAAGTAAAACAAGTGCTAAAAAATTACCTCAAAGATTTGAAGTAGTTTCATCAGGCAGAGACTTTGATACTAGCGGTAGTACACATAGTATACCTACTTCAATACAAGCAGGTGATGTAATGGTAATATACAACAATGCTAGAAATATTGTTGTTGGAGGTTCTTCACCTACATCAGTTGTTGCAGTTGGATTTACTGAATTAATAACAGGAGTGCTTGATATTTCAAATGTTGTAGCTAGATGTATTACTTCTTATAGAGTTTTAACTGATGCTGATGCAGGAAGGTCTATTACAGTAATGGATGCTAGAGAAATGGTATACCATTATGCAGTATTTAGATTTCCAGTTCCAATAATAAGTGTAACTGGCACTCAGCAACATGGAAATGAATATTGGGGGGGTAGAAGTACTCTAAGCCAATCATTTGATGCTGGAACTTCTCCAACATTATTTATAGGTTGCAATAGAAGTCAATTTGTAAATTCTAGCAACCCAGATGTAGCTAATTTGTTTTTTACAACACAGACAGGAAATACAAATACTCTTACTGGAGATAGTCAAGACCCAGGCATTTCTTATTATAATGGGTTTGACACAACTGTTGCTAATACTTACTCTGGCTTTGTTGAAGCAAGATATGGTTACGCAAATAGTTTGTGGGATATAGTTCAATCTGGTAGATTAGACCTTAGTATTACATAGGAAAAATATGACAACACAAAGAGTACAATTTACAGAATGGTTGCCAGACCAACCTTCTAATGCTGGCAGTTTAAATGAAGCATTAAATGTGTTTCCAGTATCTGTAGGATATTCACCTTTTCCTAATTCAGTAGATTTTAGTGGAGCAGCTTCTGAAACACTTAATTCTGTATACGCAGCTAAATTTGGTTCAGAGGTAGCAGTGTTTGCAGGTGGAGCTACTAAATTATTTAAGTTTAACGCAACCACAGAAGCATTAGAAAATAAATCATTAGCAGGTGGATATTCAAGTGCATCTAAATGGAACTTTGCTTTATTTGGGTCTGAAGTATTAGCTGTTAATCATGCAGCTAAAGTACAAAGATGGACGATAGGAACTTCTACAGCATTTGCTGATTTAGCAACAGCAGCTCCTGTATCAAAGTTTATTACAGTTGTAAGAGATTTTGTAGTATGTGCCAACATAGGAAGTTTAGCCAATAAAGTTCAATGGTCGGATATTAATGATGCCACCGATTGGGTATCTGGAACAACATCACAGGCTGATTACCAAATTATGCCTGATGGTGGAAATATTACTGGTATTACTGGTGGTGAATTTGGAATTGTATTTTTAGAAAAAGCAATTGCTAGAATGTCATATACTGGCTCTCCTTTATTCTTTCAATTTGATACTATATCAAGAGGATTAGGATGTATAGCAGGTGGCTCAATAGCACAATATGGTGGATTAAGTTTCTTCTTATCTGATGATGGATTTTATCAAACAGATGGTCAATCAGTTACAGGCATAGGAAATGAAAAGGTAGATGATTGGTTTTTTTCAGATGTAAATTTATCTGACATAGATTCTATGACTTCTGCTGCTGACCCTAAAAGAAAAATAGTAGTTTGGAATTACGCAAATGTTGCTGGTGGTAGAAGCATTATTATATATAACTGGCAATTAGGTAAGTGGTCAAGAGCTAATACAAATGCAACTGTTGTAGGCGATATAGCGACTGCTGGAACAACTTTAGAAGGTTTAGGTACTCTAGGGTACACCGACATAGATACTATGCCAGCCTCTTTAGATGCAAGATTATGGGTAGGCGGAAAGTTCTTATTTGCTGGAGCAGAAAGTACTAAAATTGTAACTTTTACTGGCTCAACTTTTAACTCTGAATTAGTTACTACAGATGTAGAAGTTGGCTACAATAGTGTTGTAACTTTAGCTAGACCACAAATTGATAATGGTTCTGCTACTGTATCAATAGCAAGCCGCAGAGAATTAGATGACACAATAATATTTAGTGCAGAATCTACAACCTCATCAGAGGGGAGAGCAGATTTAAGAAGTGCTGGAAGATACCATAGAATATCTGTTAAACCTACAGGTGCTTGGACAACAGCTATGGCAGTAGATATAGATGTTAAACCACAAGGTCAGAGATAATGGGATTGTTAGATAAGATAATAGACTACACTACTACAATTACTGGTGGGAAATATGTAGATGAAGGATTTGATAATTATGGTACTGCTGATGATGGTGGCTCTATGATGAGTTCAGACGCAATGAGGCATTTATTATGGACAGCTGAAATGTCAAGAAAATTTAGTCCAGAAACTGCTAAAAATGTTAGTGATTGGCATGAGAAGGAAATTCCTTTTGGTTTCTTTGGCGGCACTCATAACCAACCAGAAGACCAGAAACAAATGGATTTATATAATAATGCTCTAGGGATAAAGATAGGTCAAAAAAGTAATTCATATGAAGATACTGTAAGGTTAGCTAGAGAAACAGTAGATAGTGGTAAGGCTTATATAATTAATGAACCACCACAACGAAATCATCGTTTATATTTAGATAATAAACTAGAAGGATTATTAGATAATTGGAAACAAGGCAATAGATAATGTATAGAACATTAAACTACATGGGTTCTAATCCAAGAGAAGTAGCTGAAGTAGTAAATAATGCTGTTAATGGGAAGACCAATAATACTGGGAGTGTTCTTTTGAGAGCTTCTAATACAACAACAACATTAAATGATGAAAGATTAGGTTTTGATAGTGTGATTCTATTATCACCATTGACTGCTAATGCAGCAGCACAGACACCTTATGTTTCAACTAAAGCAAAGGGTAGTGCGGTGATTACACACACAAGTGTTTCTTCTACAGACCTAGACTTTGATTACATTATAGTAGGGTAATGTGTTAAAATAGAGCTTTATATTATAGACATAAATTATGAAATTATATATTGTACCTACTACTCATGTACAGCAATACTGGCACTTAGCTGAACCATTATTACAACTAGCATTAGATAAAGGTAATGATGAATTTACAGCAGCCCAGCTAAAATTATTAGTAGCACAAGGACAACAACAACTACTGCTATTAATGAAAGAAGATAAATGTTATCTGGCATTAACTGTCCAATGGATTATGTACCCTAATGACAGAGTTTGCTATATCACATATATAGGTGGTAAGAACACCAAGCAAGGATTTGAACAATTTAAGAACTGGGCAAAAAGTAATGGTGGTACTTGTATTCAAGGTGCGACTAAATTTGAAAGTATAGAAAGACTTTGGGCAAGACTATACAACTATAAAAAGAAATATACATTAATGGAGCTAAAATTATGATACACGATTATTTTCCAGAACTAGACGGAAATCAATCTACTGACAATGGTAAGATGGGTAGAAGTATGCACAAAGGTGGAGGTGGTGGTTCATCTGAAACTAAACAATCTATTGACCCTGCGATACTACCTTATATTACTTATGGTTTAGAAGAAGCTAAAGGTCTTTATGGAGCTCCTGGACCTACTTATTATCCAGGTCAAACCTATGTAGACCCATCATCACAAACAACAGAAGGGTTAGGATTAGCAGAGGCTAGAGCAAGAGAAGGAAGTCCACTTATTCCAGCAGCACAAACTCAAGCATTAAGTACAATACAAGGCGATAGATTATCAGCAGGTAATCCTTACTTTGCAGCAATGATGTCTAGTGCGGCTAAGCCAATCGTATCAGAATTTAATACAGCTATTAGAGATATTGGTAGCAGAACAGCAGCATCAGGTAGATATGGTTCAGGAGCTATGGGTGAAATGGAATCACAAGCATCTGAAAATCTAGCAAATGCTTTATCATCAAGAGGTTCAGAATTAGCTTATCAAAACTATGCTAATGAAAGAGGAAGACAAGATGCAGCAATAGGCAATGCTGGAGCTATAGCTAATCAAGACTATAGTGATATTCAGCAACTAATGAATGTCGGTAAGTCTAATGAGGCTTATGATTTACAAGCATTACAAGGTGATATTTCTAGATATGATTACGGACAAAATGCTCCACAACAAAAACTATCCTCTTATCTAGCAGCAGCTTATGGTGCACCTACTCCTATGAATCAAACTTCAACACAATCAGGTGGAGGTAAGTAATGGCTTTTGTACCTTATATGGTAGGTGGTTTTGCAGTAGATAAAATGATGGGTGGTAATGGATTAAAAGGTGCGGCATTAGGTGCAGGTGGTAGTTTCTTAGGACCAGAGATATTAGCATCTGGAGCAGCAGAAACAAGTACAGCAGGAATTGTAGCTGATGCAACAGCAGCCGAAGGGCTTGCAACAGCAGGTATGGGTGGTATGCAAATTGGTAGCCAACCTGCATTTGGTCAAATGATGGCTGAAGGTATCAGTCCATTTACTCCATTAGGAACTCCTGTAGGACAATCAACTGGTTTACTTGGTCAGGAGATATCTAACCAAGCACTTAATTCTTCATTGACTGGAGTTCCAGGATTTTTTGAACAGCAATTAGGAAATACATTTGTTGATGATGGTTTTAATTTATTAGGTAAAGGTAAAACTGCTATTGATGAAGGTTGGGATGATATGTCTTTATCAAATAAAATATCTACAGGAACTGGAGCAATAGCAGCAACAGATAATATGACAGCACAACCACAGAATATGATTGTTCCTGAAGTAGCACCAATAGATAGAAGAAACCCAAGTCCAACAATGGGTAAACCATTGGTTACTCAAATACAAGGATTACAACAAGCAGCACCTTCAGCTATGATGGGACAATTAAGCCCTAAAGAAAAAGAAGAATATTATTCATTATTAAGAAGCATCTAGGAAAAAATATATATGGCAAATTACTTTGATTTTATGAAAGACCTTAAGAATCCTTTTGCTGGAATGGGGAAATCAATTACTGACCCACTAGCTAAAGGTGGATTAAGTATACTTGGTTCTGAAGTTCCAGAAGAATATGCCGCATATGAAAATGCTGGGCTATTAGGTCCTGGAGTATATGATAAGTCAATTGCTGCAGCAAAAACTAGAGGAAATCGTAATGCTGTTATACAAGGTCTTCTAAAGTTTGGTACTCAAAATTTTAACAAAGGTGTAGGTAGTATATTTAATCCAGCATATTTAGGCGACCCATTAATAACTGCTATGAACGCATCACAAAAACAATTTGATAAGTTAGCACCTAATGCTATGAACCTAGAGAAACTTAAAACATTCAAAGCAACTAAAGATAAAGAAGTTAATAGACTTGCTATGGTTGCAAAAATTAAAAGTAATCCAAATCTAACTGAAGCAGAGAGAGAGATGGTAGACTTCATGTCTATGCCTGAATTAATAGCAGCTAGTAAACCAAAAATACATAAAGCTCCAACAAAAGGAGAAAGAGAATATAATGAAAATGGTGTTCAAATGGTACAAGACCAATTATGGAATAGTACAGATAAGGCGTTTGTAGATAGAGAAACCCCTCCAAGAAGAAAATGGCAACAAAAAGCAGCACCTGTTCCAAAAAATCCACAGTTTCAAAACTTAGTAAACGAAGCGGGATTAACACAAAGATGGCAGGTAGTAGGAGATAATCTTAAAGATACAAATAACGATAATGTTCCTGATGAATGGATACCTAGAGGCGAACCATACAAATCAAGAGAGCAAAAAGATAATATTAAGTCTGCTGGAAAGTCATTACAAATGGCAAGTCTGGGAATCGTATCGTCTGAATTAGGATTTAAACCTCTAGATAGCAAATTAATGTTAGCAGCTAGTTATGATTTAGCTCAAGCTGCCCAACAAATTAAAGTTGAAGCGGCTAGTAATGATGAATTTATTAGTGATGCTGAGTCATTAAATAGAGCTAAAGAACAAATGATAACAAGTGGTGCTTATACTGAAAACAGCACATTTGGACCAGATGAGGCTTATGATAGAAATAAGTTTTTAACCTCAATGACTCCTATACAAAAAAGATTAACACCAGAAACTAATTCTCAATCCACAACAAAGCCACATGGAATAATGAGGAATGGAGTAATAATCCCTATTGAAATACAAGGGACTGGGTATGTTTTCTCTGATACTAAAGAACCTGTACCTACTCAATAAGGATATATATGCCAATACCTTTACCACCTGGAGCTATAGAACTAGATTCTATTTTAGAAACTCCTAATGATATAAAAGTACCTCCATTACCCAAAGGAGCTGTTCCGCTTACACTTAATGAAACTGAAATACCTTTACCACCTGGAGCTGTTTCTTTAGCAGAGCCTTATGAAGAATGGCAAGCTGATGCTAGAGGATATGGTTCTGAAATAGGTACATCTGATGTAGGTCATCTTGCGAGAATGGCTAAGTCTAAATTCCCACAAATGCTAGACGGTATAAGATACAAATCAAAACTTATAGATGGTGAGGAAGTATATTTCTCTAACCTAAATCAACCAATGGATAAAGCTGTTGCTGAAAGACAGAACAGAAGATATGATGAATTTCAAGCACTAGAAACTTATGATGAAAGAAGGGAGTATCTTAAACAGCAAAATCTTGATGATGCTGCGGAGAACTATCCTAACTTAACAGAAGAAATGAAAGATAGTGGTCAAGCTTTAATAGGTGAAATTGGTGGTAGCTTAGTAAGCCCAACTACATTAATAGCAGGTCCAGTAGCATTACTATCAAAGGGTTCACTAGCTGTTAAAGCTGCTAAATTTGGGGTAATGTCTGGGTTATTTGGTGGAACATATTCTGCCGCACAACAAGCTTCAGACGAAGGTAGTATTGACCCTGCTAGACTAGCAAAAGATACAGCTTTAGCTACAGTAGGGGGTACAGTATTAAGAGGTGCAGCTCCATTAGTTCTTAAAGGAGTACAAAAGGCAGGTAATGTTGCAGCGAAAGGTGCTACAAAAGTTATAAATAAAACTGAAGAATCTATAGGTAAGTTAGTATTAAAAAGTAAAGCTGATGTAACGGCTGTACAATTTATGGACGAGATAAATGTTCAGGCTGCTAAAATTATAAGGAATAATGGTGGTAGAGATTACATGGATAAGTCTGGAGTATTTACTTCTAGCGGAGTTGTTAATCAGAAAGTTTTAACAAAGTTAATAAAAAATGATTTAATAAAAGAAGCTAAATTAACTCCTGAACAATTTAAAATAATGGAAAGAGAAGCAGGTATACAGTTTAAAGTACCTGCCAATCAGACAGAAGCACTAGAAAGAATTGGTCAAACAAGATTTGATAAGTATACTAATCCAGATAAGAACCCTTTTAAGCACAAAGTTTTACAGCTAATATCTGAAAAGGCAGTTATAACAGGAAGGAATGTTGAAACTCTTATTACTCCTGCTTATGAAAAATTAAAAGCATTTGCTCCAGAGATAGCATCTAAAATGATGAGGATGGATTTTAATATATTAACAAAAGCTAACAGGCTTGACAAGGATGTTAAAGTTTTTCGTGAACAAGTAAAGGCTTTATCTAAAGACAATAAAAATTTATTAAAGAAATCATTATCTAATGGTGATTTTTCAGCAGCAGAATCCTTACTAGGCAATGATGTTGGATTTTCAAATGTTAGAAAGGTACTAGAAAGATTAAGAACTGAATCAATTAAAGCAGGAATAAAAATAGATAAGGTAGAAGACTATTTCCCAAGAGTTGTTAAAAACCATCAAAGATATTTAGATAGAATTAATGCAAAGCTAGCTAGTCAAAATAGTAAGCAAGTTCTTACAGAGTTTAATAGTGTAATGAGTGACCTCAAGAAAACAGTTATAAGAAAAAGAGGGGAAAATGCTCAAGCAACTGCCGAAGAAAAGATGAACGCACTTAATCAATATCTTCAAGGTGGAGCAAAAAGAAAACCATCTAGGGTTATGCTAAGAATTGATTTAAATTTAATAGATGAATACTTAGACCCAATGGAAGCGTTAGAAGCTTATATGGCTAATAGTATTCATAAAACAGAGAAAGCTAAATTTTTTGGTAGACATCTAAGGTTAGATAATGAAGGAAAATCTACAGGTAATGATTTTCTTGATGAGTCCATAGGTGCTATGTCTTCCGATATTCAGTACGGCAATAGACAGGAGGAACTTCAAAAAATAATAAAGGCTAGAATAATTAATGGGGAACAAGGCTCTGGTTGGATGCAACCTCTTAAAAATATAAGTTACATAACGCTTTTAGGTAACCCATCATCAGCAATAGTTCAGGGTGGAGATATTGGTTTTTCAGCGGCACAAAGCGGTATGTATCGTTCAACTAAAAATCTACTAAAGCAAATGGGAAGACAAAAGTTTGGAGATAAACTTGCATACAGTATAGATGAAATAGGTTTAGGTAGAACGGTATCAGCAGAAATGGGTGGTACTCAAAAAGGATTAGACAAAGCCGTGAGTGACCTATTTGATTTATCTCAATTCACTAGGGTTGATAGGGTTGGTAAGACAACCTCCATAAACTCTTCATTAGAAAAAGCTATGGATGTGGTTAAGCTTAATAAGAAAGGCACACTATCAAACCCAAAACAATACCAACAATTTAAAAATGAATGGGAAGGTATTTTAGGTAAGGATGGGTTTGTTAATATGGTAGCTGCAATGAGAACAGGTAGGAAGACTGATGATGTAGGGTTCTATTTGTTTAGTGAGTTATCTAAAGTACAGCCTATTAGCTTATCTCAAATGCCTGTTGCTTATTTAAATGCTAAGAATGGTAAGATTTTCTATACACTTAAATCGTTCGCATTAAAACAACTTGACTTTGCTAGAAGAAAGATAGTTACTGAACTAGCAAGAGGTGAATATAAATCAGCATTTAAAAACACCCTTGTACTATCAGCTACATTAGGTGGTGCTCAAACTACAACAAAACAATTACAAAAGTTAATCGTAGGCTCTCCAGAGGAAATAAAAATAGAAGATATGCCTGATGAGTTTGTTGAAACTTTAGCAAAAGGTCTTTTCATTAGTAAGTACAGCAGAGAGAAGTTAGCTGAAACTGGAGATGTTCTAGGATATATATACGATAACACTTTACCTGCCGTATCACCTTTGTTTGATATTGGAAGAGATGTATATGATTATATGGACACCCCAGAAACTGCTGAAGAGATAATGAGGTCAGTTACAAATCCTAAAGTTCCATTCAAGAGGAGTAGAAAATTCATTCCTGTTGGTGGTAGAACTTATGATGAACAGACTGTGAAGAAACCAAAAAGAAGACAGGAAGAATTAAGGGAATTAATGAGAGGATTAAGCCTAGATGAATAACTTATGGCAAGACCTAAAACTCCCCCCAATTAATTTATACACAGTACCAAAAAGGAAATAATGACCGATATAAACCCAGTAGAATTTGGCAAGATGAAAGAACAAATCAACCATCTCCAACACACACAAGATGAGCTACAAAAAGACATGAAAGAAATACTCGCTTTAGCAAACCAAAGTAAGGGTGGCTTCTGGATGGGTATGGCTATCGCTAGTTTTGTTGGTGGAATAGTATCTATATTCATTAGGAACTGGATGCAATAATGGAATATTTAATTTTAGCTTTTGGTGCTAAAGTAGCTTGTGTAATTACATCTATTATTGGTGGCTTATGCAACTATAATACAAAAAAAGTTAAATCAAGAAAAGGTACTTCTGGTGGTCATATTAAATGGGCAGTAGAAAGACACAAAGCTAGAAAAGATTTATTTTTATCTTTAGTTATAGCTGTAATTTCTGTTGAATTATTTATACCTCCATTGTTAAACCAGTTTGGGCTTCATATTACTTTAGCTCCTTTGTTAGCTTTTTTTATAGGCTATTCAGGAATGAGATTATTACCAGCAATTGAACACAAAATAACTAAATTTTTAGATAAGGTTTTTAATTAATGAATTGTCCTAAATGCAATATAAAAATGACAAATAAAAATGAAAATAGCATAGGAACACTTAGCAATGATTCTGGTTATCTTATTATGTCTAAAATGGAATGTTCTAAATGCAAATTAAACATTTATATTAATGGAAGTAAAGAAAATGAATAACAAACAAAAATCTTTTGATAAACTATTTAGCAAACCAGTAATATTTACATTAGTTGTATTAGCAGCATTACCTATTACACCTGTTATTTTAGCTTTAATTTATGGATGGAGTAACTAATGTTAAACTTACTACTGCCTTTAATATCAAATGTTATTGATAAAGTTATCCCAGATAAAAATGCTAGTGCTAAAGCTAAACAAGAAATAGAACAGACACTTGTAGCTAATATGGCTCAAATTAATATAGAACAGATTAAAACTAATCAAGTAGAAGCAAGTTCAAGAAGTATATGGATAGCAGGATGGCGACCATTTATAGGATGGGTTTGCGGTATTGCTATGGCATGGCACTTTGTAGGCGTACCCTTTATTACCTTTATAGCCGCATGGACTGGAGCTGTTATACCTCCACTTCCTGTGTTTGATATGAGTAGTCTGATGACTGTCCTTATGGGTCTATTAGGATTAGGTTCTATGAGAACATTTGAGAAGATGAAAGGTTTAACTAAATGATAATGGCTAGTCCACACTTTAGTATAGATGAACTCACCTTCAGCGAAACAGCAACCAGAAATAATATAGATAACACGCCAGATGAACATCAATTAGACAATCTTTTAATCACAGCTATGGAGATGGAAAATGTTAGAGAACTTCTTGGGAATAATTTTATACATATCTCTAGTGGCTTTAGGTGCATTGAGCTTAATACACTTATCGGAAGTAAAAAAACATCTAGTCATGTGCGTGGCTTGGCTTGCGACTTTACGGCAAGGGGTTACGGCAATCCCAATGACATTGTATCTGCTATTGTTGATTCCGATATTGATTACGACCAACTTATTTTGGAATATGATTCATGGGTTCACATCTCTTTTTGTGAAGATGAAGAAGTACCTAGAAAGCAAGCATTAATCATTAATAAACAAGGAACTATGTTATACTCTAAGTAGTTTATTTAGAGGTAATTGATAATGAAGATTCTTATTTTAGATATTGAAACATCTCCGCATACAGGCTTTCATTGGGGACTATGGCAACAGAACATTAGTATAGGACAGTTGATAGAATGTTCCTCTGTTTTATGTTGGGCTGCTAAGTGGTTAGATGGTAAGAAAGTACACTTCTCTAGCATCTATGATACAACGCACACTAAAATGATAAAAGAAATACATAAGCTGATAGACGAAGCTGATGCCATCATTACCTATAATGGTAAAAGATTTGATATGCCTACACTCAACAAAGAATTCCTTTTAGCAAACCTACCTCCTCCTAGTCCTTACAAAGACATAGACTTACTTAATACAGCAAGAGCAAAGTTTAGGTTCGCTAGTAATAAACTTGACTATATTGCTCAACTATTAGGTATAGGTATGAAGACCTCACATGAAGGTATGCCACTATGGATTGAGTGCATGGCTAAAAATCCTAAAGCATGGAAGCTAATGAAGAAGTATAATATTAATGATGTTAAATTAACAGAGAAAGTTTATAAGAAATTACAAGGTTGGATTCAAGTTCACCCTAACCATAACTTATTGACAAAAGAAATAGTTTGTCCTAATTGTGGTGGTCATCATCTACAGAAAAGGGGAACGCTATTAGCACTAACAAAAGTATGGCAAAGGTATTCGTGCCAGTCATGCGGAAAGTGGAGCAAAGGAAACAAGGCAATAGCAACAGTAAAATCAGAGTCGGCTTTACCCATATAAGGAAGATACAGATGGACATTCATTTAATTGCAGAACATATGACAGACAAGATAATAGAAGATGTTGATATTGTGGATGGTGCTTCTGAAATGGTTATTACTCTATCGGATGGAAGTTCGGTGGAGATAGTAGTAGATAGTATCTATATGAATGTTCAAGACCTAGATGACTAAGTCTAATGTTCTGTAAGTTTTTCCGTCACTCCATTGTTTATCAATCTTTTCTTTGTATAAATTAATCACTTCATCATAACCTTTAAATATAGGTCTGCTATTATTCTTAAAACAAAAAGCATAAATAAGGGGACATTTTTTACTGTGATAAACATCAGCGATTTGAGGCAGCATTTTTATTTCACTCTCTTTTATATTGGCTGTACCCTTTACATTACAAACAAATGTTTTATCTTTTGCATTAATAAAATAATCAGGCATGTTTCTTAATACTGGGTTTATATTATAAAATAATGGAATAGAATTATTCTTCTCATCAAATCCTAGTCTAGCAATATAATAATCTTTACAGTAATTCTCAAAGAAATCTTCTGCGAAGTTGTTACCTTTATTCCTATCAGCATAACTCATACTAGCATCAGGCATATATCCTCCTACTTGCCATAGTCATAAGATTGTCCATTGCTAAATCTAAATTCACTTCATAGTCTACAGGCTTATTACCCTTCAACCATCTATAATAAACAGCTTCTTTCTGTTCTTTGATTAAGCTATCTATACAAGCATTGATTATCTTAATGTTATTGTTATCACACTCCCCTATCATGTCTTCAAATACATCTGATGTAGACTCACCACCAGATGAAAAGTATGATGTCTTACTAGGATAGCCTAGCCTATGTGAATCAGCTTTCATCCACCTAGACCAGTCCTCTAGCACATCCATTAATCTACCTATCCTCACTTACTTAACACTCCATGCAGTATTTCCCCAATTGCCTTTCTTTCTTACCTGTCTAGTTGTCATGGCTTTAGGTAACTTAAACTCTCCACTTGCTTCAAGCCTTAGTAGCACCCCCACTCCAACACCTACATAACCACTAATCCTAGTCCTATTTGCTTCTGGATTTCTTGTTATAAAATCTTTTGCTCTTACAATAAAGTTCTGTTCTTCTTCATGCGTATAGTTGCTTCTTTGTTTTTCGTACATATTAATCTCCTTATATTTAATATTTTATTTCCCACCTAATTTTATCACTTTTTGTTTGCATTTCATTTCTTTTTTCTCCGATATGCCATGCAACAGATTTACTTCTTTTTGTGTTACTCCACCCTGCGGCTTTATATATAGTTCCTTTATGATGGTCTACAGCCTGATAACTTAATAAGCCTAATATTTCTGGAAACTTTCTATGTATTAATTTTCTCATAATACTTAACATTCTTGTAGCTGTATTTTTTGGAGCATCATTACTAATTGCAAGTCTTCTTAATTCTAGCCATAATAATCCATCTTTAATTCGATTACTAGCAATCGGAGAAGTTAATATCGCACTTGCATAATATTTATTTTTATATGTAGCAGCATAAAAAACTTTATATCTAGTTCTAACAAGATTAGATTTATTCGTTTCTGGCAATACAGAGTGCCATAATTCATTTAACTCCATAGCTTTATCAACGCTTATTTCCCCTATTAAAAGTTGGAGCGGAGAGATTGGAATTGCACCATCACCTTCCTCTTGGAAAAGAGGATGTACTACTGTTGTACTATCTCCGCATTTATTAATATTAATCTCCTTAACTAACATCAACGATTCTACTTACCCATTTGTTATCTTTCTTGTGCCAACCTTCTACTAAAAGAACCCAGTCTGCACTCCGCAGAGAGGGCGTAGAGGGACTATCTGTTATTTTCTTTACCCTAGCACTAATGTTACTGTAACTCGTCACCTGAAGCCCTACAGTGTTGCCCTTACTATCTATTGCTAGTATGTCTATGATTCCAAATAAGTCCTGTCGTATTTTAGCAAATGCGTTCCATCTTTCTACAATAGTTACTAATGGATAATCTCCACTATCTCGCAGTCTTTTTAAAGTTCTTTGTGTTGGTGATATTGCCATCTTTATCCTTTAATGAGTTTAAGTGTCGCTCCTTTACATCTTCATCTTCCCATGCAACTTTTTTTTTGTTGTTAAAAATCCTATCATAATTATCAACAAACTTTTTGTCATCTGTTGGTCTGCGACTGCTTCCTTTACCCATTACTTATCTCCCTAACACAAGTATAAGTTTTCCAATCAACATAGTGTACATTTGCATAAGTAAATGCTTCCTGACATGAGTTAAACGACCCAGCATAAACATTATCAGAAGGAAGTCCGTTTAAACTAATTAATAAAATAAATTCAATCATTATCTTCTCCTATAAAAGTTCTTGTATCTACCCCAATAAATCCACAACTCTGCCCTTCTCTAATCGTATCAAAATCAAATTGACTTGGTGATACATGGTCAGGTGGTATATTGCTATATTCTTTTAGTAAGCAACTCGCTGCTTTATGCTCTGAACAATTCTCTTTAAAATAAATCATAGCAGTAGGACAATCGTTAAAATAGCCTACAAATTCTAGGTCATCATAATTACCGCTTAAACTTACAGTTAATATAAATATCCCTTCCGCTAACATAATTTACTCCTAAAAATTTCCTTTAGTAATAACCTTTCCTGTTGACTCATGAATAACATAAAATTCTTTTTCATTATAAGTCATTATGTATTTCCATCCTTCCCAAATCCATTGGTGTTCTTTCCATTCTTTTTTATTTTTCTTTAATATCTCTTTGCCTTTTGCCATTTTTGCACACTCCACTCATATTGTATGTTCCTATTTCTGATATTAAACTACACCACCATAACTTACCATCATGGTAGCATGCGTACTTGTTACACGCATGGCATAAGTGCTGCTTCCTTAAATCAATCTTCGTCATGAAGTTCGTCAAACTGTTTATCAATCATAATATCTTCTATGGTTGGCTTGTCTATCTTAAACCTACCTTTAGCTTCAGCATAAAATTGAGTCCATGTTTCATTAGCTTTATCTAAATCTTGCTCCTGTATTACGGGGTCTTGATTCTTTTCCAGCCAGCGGAAACAGTATTTAACATGATTGCTCATATGGATGACTTCCATAGGAAATAGATTGTGAGTTAATACTCTAATAACCGTATAACACTCAATCCCGAATCTTACATACCATCTTGGTTTACATACTTCATCATTCATTTTTATCTCCATTAATACAAACTTCATACTTTCTTTTTATAAAAACATTACTATCTGGACTGGCTGACTCAAACAATACACCCTTATCATTACATATATAATTAGAATGATTGGCGTTATAAGTAACATACAACCCCCACATCTTAAAACAAACTGCTATCGTTATTAAATAAATAACTAAATTCTTTGTAACAATACTTTGAATCCATTTAAGCATTTTACTTACTCCTTATTCATACATTTCTCTCTAATAATCAATGTACTTATTAAGTATAATAGAGTCTTGATTAACTATTAAAGGACTCTGCTATGTGGACAACACCTCAAGCTACTGAAATGCGTTTCGGTTTTGAAGTAACAATGTACATAATGAACAAGTAACTTCATAAAGGAAAGAGCCACCTATATTAATCACAACATATAAGACCTTATAAGCATTAGTCTTTGGTGGCTCATTACTTTAACTTAATTGGCTAGAAAGGAACATCGTCTTTCATATCAGTTATAGTTTCAACTGGTCCATTACTTTCTGTAGCACTAGCAGCACTAGCATCATAAGGCTCACTCATCTGACCACTCATGTATGAATTGCCGTTCTTGTCCTGTCTTAGCCAAGCACTCAATCTCTTTTCCTTATTGCCTTCAAGAGTGATTCTGCCTGTATAATCAGGTTGTGTTTCTTTAGTCTTATTGTTTTTAAACAATGCAAAGCTATTAGTATTATCATATTCCTGTGCCATTACTGATTCTCCTTAATTGATTTAATCTTATCATCTACTTCTGACAAGAACTTACTTACCGCTACTTCCAAATGACCTATGAGGTCATCATCTCTTTCAACTCTCTTGATAAAGAGTTTACAGTCTTCTGGGAAAGATGGTTGGTATGATACAAAGTCGCACCATTTCTTACCTGTACAAGCCATCTGCCATTGCATCTGGTGGATATACTTCCTAGCAATCTCACTTGATACTAATGTTTCTGTATGCGTGATTGGTTGTGGACATTTAATTTCAATCAATCCATCCTTACCTACTAGTCCATCTGGACTCGCACCACTCATATGTATGCTAGGGTGGTCTATGAATCCAACTTCCCTAACATCTGTATCTATCAGCAACTTCATTTTATTGGCATACTCAACCCTAGCTTCATCTTCATACTCCACACCATGAGCCATTGCAGCGTTCATAAATAAGGGAACGACCTTGTTAGTGAGTCTTTCTGTTACTAACTGTAACTTATATCGTTTAGTATATTGTGATTCACCTGACTTAGTCTTAGACATAATGTCATCTATCTTGCTAGCAGTAACCTTACCTAATCTAGCAGAGAACCATTCAGCACTTCGTTGTTCCATTACTTATCTCCCTTAACTTTTTCTATGAACGGTGTACATAACTTTCTATCCGCACCATCTAAGGTATTGAAATACTTTCTAGCTTCATCTATCCCTTGTTCTTTATAAACATTCTCTATATGTTCTAGTACATCTGCTTCAGGCAAGTCTTCGCCGTAGTACAAATGAAGTGAAATTCCAAATAAAGCAATAGCTTTTGCCAGACATCTTTGCATAGCAGTATTCAACTGCATAGTATTGGGGTTCTTAATTGCTTGGTTCTTAAAGTCTAGTACAGGTAGCTGTGCTGTCATAGTCTTTCCAAAGGAAGTCAATGAACAGAACACCATCATACTACCATCAGGTAAAGTCAATGGTTCTTTGTACTCCCATGTAGCAGACTCATCATGTTGTAATAAAGTATCAACACCCCATGCCCATGATAGATAGGTAAACTTACCTTTCTTTTCTGTATGCTTACTAACATCAATCTTTCTTAATTCTTTAAATTTACTCATTAGCTTCTCTCCATTGTCGGTTAGGCAAATCGCTCATCCAATCGGATAGTGCAATTGAATCTCTTGCCTTTTCTTTTAACTCTGCCTTATCATTCTCTTCTTTAAGTTCAGCAGTCGCACACGATAAGTTCCAAGCTATATACTCTAGCTTGTCTTCTTGTAGTAACTGGTTTGAATTTTGTTTTGTACTCATGGTATTTTCCTTCTTCTTAAAGGTTAATAAATTGTTTCTTGGGGTAAGTATAGTCACTTGAATTTGTCTGTCAAGCTGTTTATTAATAAAAACAATAAATAAATCCAACAGAATAATGATGTTGCAATCATAACCGCTAAGGTTAAACCTAGTAATGTAGTCATGTTTAGTAGTAGGGGTGTTGCCACCCCTATCCTTTTAAAAGTTAAACCTTACTATAAACTTGGTTTGTTAAAGATGTCAACTCTGAACATTCCCTAGCTTTCTTTCCTTTCTTATATGTCTCTATAATATCGTAGCAACTATCTATAGAGTCTCTTACATCTAAAGGGTTAATACGAAGTTTCGTAATAACTACTTCCTTCGCATCATCTTTAGACTCTGCTTCAACTTCTATTTCAAAGTAATATGTTTCTGAAAGCCTTACTTTATATTTACTTTTCATTTGTTACTCCTTCTTTTTAAAGGTTAATAAACAACAGTCAAATTGCTAACTGTTAATACAGCTTAACATATCTCATTTCATTTGTCAAATTTATTTTTCTGGTCATACCCACTAGACTTAAACACAACCCCTTCTTTGCTAGTCGCTTTGTATTCAAAGTTAGGGAATGACTCCCTAAACTCTTTTAAGAATTGATTAATAGTTATTGGTTGATAATCCAAACTGGCTCTCCGCATATCTAAAAGTTTTATTACAAAAATAGAATCCCTTAGTCCCTTCCCACCCAGTACCATGTCTTTGCTTAACTATGCTAACAAAACAATCAAACTTCTTACCTTCCTCATCTTTATCTGTATCTTCTTTAGCCATATTTTCCTCTTTCTTTTTATTTCTAAAGACGGATAAACAATTGTCCGCTAAGTTAGTGATATCACTACTGCCCATTACATCAAACTTGTTAGGCTTACCACCCTCATCTACTGTCTTGCGACTATGAGCGACTAAGAATATATGTACACCAATATCTCTAGCACAAACACATAGCTTATTCACAAAGGCTTTCTGCTTATTATAATCATCACTATTAATACCTACCTTAGTCAATGAATCAAAAACAAACACATCCACACCTAATTTCTCTTTAGCGTAGTAAATTACTTGGAGACATTTTTCAGGACTGGTTTCACCTTCTGCGTCATACAAGAATAGATTGTCATTTATCCTTTCTAAGAAAGTATCTATACATAATTGCGTAGGTTCTTTAGAAGATGAATCTTGTTGTACCATTCTACCCAATGTTGCTCTAGGTTGCATTTCAAAGCTACCGATTAAACATTTCTGTTCAGCTAACATCTTTAGAATAACAAAGTTTAACCATGCACTCTTACCATGTCCACTATACCCAGATACAATAGTCACCTCATGTTTTCTTATCTTAAATAACTCATCAAACTTTGAGAAAGGTAGAGGTATTCCACCATTCACATCTTCTGTAAAGTAATCCATAATATCTTTGCTAAAGATTTTAGGTTCTTTAATTTTATGATGCTCACTATTATCTCTACTAGAAAAATAGTTATCTATATCTTTATCTTCAATGATTAAGCTCTTTACTTTATCATTTAATGTCATTATATAATCCCCTTAACCTACTCGTAACTTCCAGTAGTTTTTGTTTATCTGAATCTTCTAACGGACTAGAGTTACTTACTTGACTCGCACATAATGCAACAAATAAAACATCATTCCTTGTCGCCTTTAGTACTGCGTATGGATTAAACTTCATACTGCCCTTAGCGTCATCATCTCTTGAATCAGGCATAACATCACCCCAATCTAGTCCTGACGCTTGTAGGATAGACTCCATACTACACCCCGCAAAGCAATTCAGTATCATCTTATCCTCTTTAAACTTTAGACCTAGACTAGCGGTACTATCATCATGGCTAGGGCATAAGCATTGATACTCACCCTCACCAGATTTATATACCTTGCTAAATCTTGATAGTATTTCAGGTATTGGAATCATTAATCATATCCTTTATTTCATACTGCCTTAGTTTAGGTATGCCAGTTGTTTTCCAATAGAAAACCGCCTGTCTGGATATAGGCGGGTCAAACTTCTCTGCTAATTGAGTTGCGTTTACTTGTAACTTTTCAAAGACTTCTGTTAGTGACATGCTGTTTCTCCTTTTTTAATCTCTTCACTTTCTTGTTCTGCGTATTCTTTAGCAAAGGCTATTAGTTGGTTCATTGCCTCTAAACTAGGTGCGTATGAATAACCAAAATTAATTATGCTAGATAAAACCCCCGCCATGTGATTAGCGTCAGGCATACCATTAGTTTTCTTTCCTAATTGGTCAATCAAATCTATCCCTAATTCATACCCTACATTAAATCCTTTTTCAGTATCACCTTTTTTATTCTTCATTTGTT